GTCCGCCTGTACGCCGGCCAATACGTCAGTTTCCGCGGGGATAACCAGCCCAGCGGGCGTAAACTGAATTTTTGGAACGCTAGAAGGTGACGCCATTAGCGGCCCCCGTTTCGTCAATAAATTGGACTTCGCCGCGCACTTCGCGGGCGTCGAATGCTGAAATTATACATTGCGCGGACACGACGCCGGGCACGGTTAATGCCGCTTTCTCAATGTAGCCGGTCAGCAAGGACAGCGGCGGAAGCTGCCCTAGTACGTCTTCAAAGTACGGAATGCCCTTGGCCGTCGCGTACCACAGTTCCCCAAGGAACAGGCGCACGGCGCTTGCAACGTCTTGGGCCAGGGCGTAAGGGGGCGTCGCCATGGCGATATTGCCGGCGCTGTCTATGACCAAATCCCATGCGGATTGATCTAGTAGAAGCGTATTGTATTGCGTCATACTGGCACCCCTGTTTGTCCGCCTCCGGGCTGCACGCCCCCGTGAACGTGATTATGCACGCTGGTGCCCTGTGCCGTCACGTCGCCGTCGACCGCCATGGACCCGGAGAAGGTTGCAGCACCCCCGCCAGCTTGCGAAACTGTACCATTCAGGACCGTGGCCCCGTTGACCGTGAAAGTTGGCGTCGTCACCGTTGCGCTGGCGCTGGCGTTGATTTCCACAGTTTGGGCAAGGATTTGCACGTCGGGGGCTTCCAGCACCACGGCGGTCGGGGAATGAATCTTGATACCCGCGGCACTGAATTGGACATATTGCGTCGGCGTCCCATTGAGCATGCCGCCCAAGTACATGCCGTCGGAAAAGCTGTATTGCCGGAAGCTGCCCGGGTTGGCCTGCTTTTTGGTCGACTTGACCTTGGAGATATCCCGCGATGCAAAGACGCACACGCCAATATCCCCGGCGACCGGGTCAATGATTACCCCATTGGCACCGCCCTGCAGCCGGAAGTACGGCAAGTTGTGAATGGTGACGTGCGGCGTCGGGTTGCCTTGGGCGTCAATCTGATTCACCAAGGGCGTGACGTCGACGAAGCCTACCGGGGACACACCCCCGGCGTTCGTGCATGACTCCACGCGCACCAGGGTTGCGGTTTGCATCTTCCCTAGTGCCTGCTGCACTAAAAAGGCAATATTGTTGAAGTCGCCCCAAGTGCTTTGCGACCGTTGCTGGCCGCTGGTTACGCCGTCAGCGGCTTGTGACTGCGAGGCCATTGGCGTTACCCCTTACGTTTGAAAACCAGGCACCGCCCGGCTTTTCTGATTCAAGACGATGCGCGACCGATGTGACGACCCATTCTCCGGCCGCCTGCTGCACGTCCGTTTCCAGTTTGATGGAGCCCCCGAAGACGACGGACGGATTGAAGAGCGTTTGAAAATTGACGCCCACACCGTCAAAGGTCGGATAGCCTACCAGGCCCGAAGCCTTGGAGATAAGCGGAATGAGCCCGGAGCGCGGGGCATAACGATTCGTTATCGCCAACACTTTGTCGTCAATATACAAATCGAAATTTGCGGCCCTGGCTAGTTCTTTCGCCTGCTCCGTCAACGTGTTTGCCAAATAAACGTCGGTCAATTGAACATTGACGTTGTTATTTTCAAAGACTAGCCCCATTTCCTTGGCGATTCGTTCCATTACAACGGCTGCGCCAATTCCCCCTTTTACGCTGAATGGTCGCACGGCCGCCAATTGATTGAAGAATGCCGCTTGCGCCTGAATGTGCAGAAACACGTCAGGCGTGCTTTGATAGTCAGCCCAGGCGTTGACGATATTGCCAGCGAATACCAACGTTTCCACGGGGCCGTCGATGGCGAACACTTCAACGGTATTGGGAATGAGCGTGCCGGGCTTCCATTGCAGCGTCGTAACGCTGTTCATGTCCGCTTGCTTCACGCCGTAGATTTTGGCCCGTAGCGTGCCCATCATCATGCCGCCGGCTTTGTCGATATCCGCGGAGGCGCGGAAGCCCTGCAGCGTGATTGTGTCATTGTTGGACGACCCGAACTTGCCCGTTCCCAAGGTAATGACAAAGCGGAGGGCCTTTTTATAGTCAAATGAGGGCATATTCTTCCGCCGTCAAATAGACCAAGGAATAACGGGAGCCCAGCCCGTCATAAACGGGGTCGGCGCTTCCTTGCGTGTCGATGAAAACCAGATTGCCGGAAAATCCCGCATATTCCCGGCAAACCAAAGGCACGGCGTCGCGGGCAATAACTCCCGTGACAACATCGGCGCCGTTCACGTTGATATCCACAAACATGCCTTGCGGTTTTTGGTAAATCAGGATTTGGCAGTTTTGGGCACCCAAAACGACCTTTGTGATTTGGGACGGTACGGGCTGGATTGGAATTTCTTGCATGTCAAAGCCCCTGCAAAAGTGAACCAGCCTTGTTCGCCAGCCCCGGCAATTTGTCCGCCAGGCTCTTGAGCGTGGAAGCCTTGGGGGTTTGCGCTTGCACCTTGCCGCTATCGACTTGGGGCGTGGCGCCGGCTTCCTTTGTGTCCCCGACCTGGCCGTTTTTGTTGGATTGGGTGTATTGCGCGGACACTTGGCGGACTTCCTTCAAGGAAATATCCACGATCAGCAGGGTCGCCCCTTTGGAGCTTCGGCGCTGGTAGTTGTAACGCTCAATTGCATAGTCGATATAGGTCACTTCCGGCGTTACCACGCTGTAAAGGTCCGTCGACTTCGTGGCCTTGTCGATGGCGTCAAGGAATTTTTTGCGGTCCCCTTCGTTGCCGTTCATGCACAGCGTCACCACGGGCGCCGCGGCCGTTTCGACCTTGTTGTAGCTGGCGAAGCCGCCACGCTCGACGGGGAAGTCCGCGACCTTGGTTTCCTTGCTGTAATCCAGGGCGCCGGTGGACACGGTGGTGCCGCCCAAGGTGTTGAGCAAGTCACCGGCCAGCCCTTGAAAGCGCCGCGGGTCGGCCAGGGGCTTACCCTTGCTGTCAAAAATGCCCCATTGGTTTTGCACTTGGAAGATGCGCCATAGCGCACCCTGCAGCAATCCAAGGGCCACGCGGGCGGCCGGCGGAAACTTTACCGACCGTGGGATAGCGGGGACGCCGGGCAGCTTCGGGACGTTGGGGAATGGGATCAATGCCATATCAGGTCAACCCATAGTTTGCTTGGGACGTGAAAAGGTAGTCCAAGGATTTGCCCATATCCCGGGCAATCCCGTCGGCATCCGTGGCCGCGGAATACACTTTCACTTCACCAATGTGAGTTTGCACGCTGCTGGATACGGGGGCGGCACTCGCCGGGGCATTCGCTTGGGCCACGGATGCCGCTCCGGCGCCCATGGCGGCCCGCGAAGCGCCCGGGACACCCCCAAGCATAGCCATAGCCATTTGGCCGCGTTTGGCGGCCTCTCCGGCAGCGTCGGCGGGCCGTTCGTAGTAACGTGACACCACACCGGCAGCGTCGGCGGCCGTTTGTGCCTGGCGCAACTTCGCCCCGGCGCCCTTTTCGTTACCTTCCGTCAATTCATAATGCATGAAGGCCAATTGCTCTTGCAGCGTCGACCCCTTGATGGACTTACCAAACCGCTTTTGGAATTCGGCTTGGCGGTCAGGGTGCCATTGTGCAAGCCCGTAGGCCCGGCCGTTATCGCCCACGGCCGTAGGATCAAAGGCGGATTCCCGCTTGATGTTTGCGGCCAGGCCGACCGCTTGCTCCTTCGTCCACCCTTGGCTTTGGAAATAGGCGATTGCCGCGGCCTCTTCTGCACTTCCGCCGGGACGCTTGCCGCTGGAATTCACGGTGCCGCCGGACGGTGCCGCCGGGGATGGTGTGGCCGATTCCGGCGGGCGTTCCCCGTACTTCTTACCGTTGCCGCTCATGAATTCCCCCGCCGCAAATTTTGCCCGGTCCCAATCACGATTCCACACGGCCGCCAACACGTCGGCCCCTGCAATTGCCCGGTAAACCAAATCTTCCAAAAGGTCTTTAAGCCAGCGAATACCGGCGCCGGCCGCCTTGAAGCCCGGTTCCCATTTCGACCAGTCAATGAAGCTGTCGCCGCCCCGTTTCCATGTCTGGTAATCCTGCCAAAGTAGGGCGATTGCCGCCCCCAAAGCCGTAACCGCGGCAATGGTCAAATTGATGGGAGTGACGGCCACAGCAATGCCCACCAGGCCGGCGGCCATGATCGTGAGGAAGGTTTGCACGAATTCTTTATTTTCGCGCATCCAATCCCCCAGCCCCTCAAAGAGTTTGAAGAGCCCTTCCAGTGCCGGTATTGCGGCCGACAAGAGTTCGCGCCCGAAGGCTTCAAAACTCTGTCGGCTTTGCACCATCATTTCCTTTAAGCGGCTGGATTCTTCGGCCTGCTGCTTGGTGACGGCTCCATATTCCTTTT